TACCTATGAGTGGTAACTTTGGTCAGAATATAGTTTCTAGACCTATTAATAAACCCCACCAAGGAAGAGCAGGTACACATACATCTCAGTCACTTTTTACAACAAGACAACGCAAAGTTACATTAAATAAGCAACCATTAAGGGGATTGTAAGAAAAGCTTTATATACTCACCACAGTTAATATTAAATAGCCATGTCGTTTATAGATAGAGTAAGACGTAGTTTTGCATCCATTGGGGGCAAACCTTCGTTCAAAAAAGACGACCCTAGAAGTTATGGGGAAGGTGTTATTAAACGTCTTAAAATAAATAGAGGATTTAGTCTTAATAAAGATAGAAATTATGAACCTCATATAGGTCAGAACAGAACTTATATGAATGTTTATTTATCAGACCCTATTGTTAGAAGTTTAATTGACCTACCATGCTTATACGCTGTTAAAGATAATTTTGATATTGTTACAACAGACGATAAAGTAAGGGAAGAGTTAGAAGAAATGTTCCGCGATATAAATATTGAACATATTTTATATGGTTGGTTAAGAAATGCAAGAATTTTTGGTACAGGTTATTTAGAATGGACCGGAGACAATCTAATTTTAAGGTCTAGTCAAAACATGTACGTAAAAAGGAATGAGCACGGTCAGATAGAATACTATTATCAAAAAGTTGGAGATGATAAAGAGAATATTAGATTCGAAGAGTCTGAGATAATAGAATTAAAGAATAATCAATTTGACGATTATGCTTATGGTTTATCTGATATACATCCTATTTTATATTTAGTAGATTTAAAGGACTATGCAGAAAGAGATATAGGAGCAGCATTAAATAAATATGCATCAAGTAGGTTTGATGTCAGTGCTGGTTTACCTGATATGCCTTATGGTCCAGATAAAATTAATGAAATAGTCGATGCTTTTAATACTCTAGCACCCGGTGAAGATATAATTCACGGAAACGACATACAAATAAAAGAGCTACAAGGTACACAACGTGCATTTGAATATGGCAAGTATACTGATGATATTCTAGATAAAATACATGTAGCACTTAAAACACCAAGGACAATGTGGACAGACCCTGAGAAAGCACGTCCTATTTTTGAACCATATGTAAGATATTTACAAACTATGGTAGAGGGAGCACTTAATGCCCAGCTTATGCCTCAGTTAGAAAAAGGCGAAGCTAAGTTTAAGTTTAGGCAAATTAACGTTGAAGACGCATTCACTAAAGCTAAAACTGATATGATTTATCTATCAGAAGGTGTATTATCACCCGGCGAAGTTAGAGAAGAAAGAGGACTTGACCCTGAAGGAGTTGCAGAATTAGATATGGAAACTTCTGAAGATATAAAGGCTTCCCCAATCAAACAAGAACAGAGTGATAAGAATGCTAACATCTCTGGAGGAAAGGACCAAGATAAAAAGGAAGAGTCTTCTAGAGCACAAAATAGGGGCAACAAGCCCTCCGCAAACGCAACAGGAGATAGAAAATGACATTTGAAAAATGTATGATAAACACAAAGGCTAACCTGAAGAAAAGGGGTTTTGATAACCCTGAAGAGATTGCTGCTGGCATGTGTAACATGTGGGCGCAAGAGAATGGCGTAGAGCGGGAATTTGCAGAGGGTAGTAAAGATACCGAACCTATAAGAAGGTCATTCGCGTTAGCGGTGGCTGAAGGTGAGGATATGGTATTTTCCAGCGATGAGGGAATCGACTCTGTATCCTTTCCCGTAATTGCTATTACCTCCGGACCTCATGAATATGAGGTAGATGGAGAAGAACATAAAGTTTATATTGAGGGAGGACAGTTAAAAGATAACTTACATCAATTTACTGAACTACCAATCTATATTGACCATCAAAGGACAGAAGAGGACTTAATCGGCATGGCTGCTAATCCCGAACTGTTCGAGATGGATAATGGAAAAACCGCTGTTAAGATGTTGGCAACAGTATCTAACAAATATGGCCGCGGTCAAGAAGTAATGGAAAAAGTTAAGGATGGAGATATGACACATGTAAGTATTGATTGGTTTTCCAACGATGTTGATGTCATGGGTGACACTTATGCCACCAAGATACGTCCTACAGAGGTAAGTTTCATTGACAATGAAAAAATGGACCCAGTCTGTAAAGAATGTACTATAGAAACGAAATGTGATTCACAAGAGCCGGAAGACGACCACGACTGTGGTTGTGGTGGCCAAGAAGGAGATTGTGGATGTAAGTCAGAAACAACAGAGGTAAATATGTCAGAAGAGACAAAAGAAACTAATGTAAAATCCGACGCAGAAAGCATTGTCGAACGCGAGTTCGCTTCCCTACGCGCACAACTTGAAAAAGCTGAAGCATCTAAGAAAGAGATTGAATCCGAATTCAAATCTGCTATGAAAGAATTAGAAACTTTCAAAGTAGCTGAAGAAGATAGACTCAAGAAAGAAGCAGAAGCAAGAAAAGTTGAAGCAGTAGAAGCAATTATATCTAAAGAAGTATTATTCGGTACTATCGAAGAATCTTCAAAAGATGCTCGTGTAGAAGAACTTTCCGCTTGGGATGAATCCAGATTGACTGGATTTAGCGATGCTCTAGCAGCAATGCCAGAGCCAAGCAACGATACCGAAAGGTCTTTCGGAAAAGGTAAATCAGCCGACGAGGGTGAAGTATCAGAAACAGAAAGAAAATTCGGTATGAAAATGGTCGATGGAAAAATTAAATTAAACCAAGACTATTATAGAGGAGAAAAATAAAAATGGCAACAGAAATTTTAATAAACGATGGAGGAGCACCAGCACGTATCTTACCGTTCAAAGCAGACGGCGCTATAACAGGCGGAGAAGTGGTGGAGTTTGAACTCTCAGGAACTACGGGCGATGTCCGACAAGCAGCAGCTGATTCAGTAACAGCTTGTGGAGTAGCCCTAACAGATGCAGCAGACAACGGAATAGCCAGCATTATAACTGGCCACGGCGTACTTTTAAACATTTATGCTACTGGCGCAGTTGCTTATGGTGATTTGGGTATCGTAGATGCCGCTGGAGTATTGGATTTTACCGGTACAGCAGCTACAGTCGCAGCAGCAGGAACAGATGTCGCAATAGCTTTAGAGACACAAGCTTCAGGGCTTGGTTTGGTAAAGTGTATGTGGTTGAGGTAATTTAGATGGTCGATGCAACACCCGGTCTATTGACAAGCCTTAACTCTGGTTCATACGCCAATACTGGTGGAACTGGAGAGCGAGTACTTATTGATTACAAAGATGCAATTCTGGATTACAAGGTCACAGACCTTCCAGTAATGGCTTTCTTTGCTGATGCAATGACTACAGATACAGGCGGTAATATTGATATTACTTTCGCAAAACCTTCCATGGCTATGGAACAAATAGAAGAGGGAACAACTCCTCAATACCAACACACAAAACTACGCTCCGAGAGAGTAGCAGTTAAAGAGTGGGGTCTTGCAGTAGGTGTTACCCGAAGAATGATAGAAGATTCAAGATTCAACGAAGTTGAAATGGCATTGAACGAAGCAAGAAGAGCTGTCGACAGACACTTGACTCAACACGTAACCAATGTTATCTTTGGTGTTTACGATGCAGACCTCGGTACAGGTTTACCTAATGCCGGAACAAGCATTCTAGCAGCAAGTACAGAAGCCGCTATTGTTAATTTTGATAATACGCCAAACGGTGGTTTTTTCGGTGATTCCGCAACATTCGCTGGTCGTCTTGACCAGTATGCTAACCAATCGTTAGCAACTCTACAAGCGTGTAAATCTTATAACGCAGCTACTTCAGTAGGAACAAGTTCTTTTGCTCTTGGTGATGTCGCAGCAGCAGTTAGTAGGATGAGCAAGCTTGGATACAATGCAACACACTTGTTCATTTCACCTTCACACTATGAAAATATGTTGAAGATGGCTGACTTTGTAACAGCATTTACTACAGCACAAACAGGTACAGGTGGAGTAGGTCAGGCACAAGGTAATGTTATGCCTACCGACGCCGCAAACAACCCGTTCAGTAGTATGCTAGCAACAGGTGGTTTAGTTGGTCAACTTTACGGTTTACAAGTAATTGTTAACCCTTGGGTCCCAATTGGCCGTTTCGGTGTGTTTGATTTGAGTACAAAGCCTATGGCTTATGTAGAGAGAAGACCATTGACTGTAGAAGAAGCAAATCCGGGATTCGGAATTGTTGGTTCCTACATGTCTATGAGATACGGCTTGAAAATCGTAAGACCAGAAGCCGGTCAAATCGTCATCAGTTAAAGTTAATTGTTTAATTTTAATAGATAAGGCCCGAAGGGAGCCTGCGTTAGCAAATCCCTTCACCTTACATTTATTTAATTATGGCCAGATACACTAAAGTACTGAAGAGTTTAGCTCATAATGCAGTGGGCGCCAGACGCATAGAGTCAGTTATAACAAGTGGCTCTTCGATAACTTCACTTACTTATGTCCCGGGTAGTTATCATTATGTAGCAGGTCAATCTAATGAAGTTAGTATTACAGGAAGTAGTCAACAGAATTTCGGTAACAGTATTATTCTTAGTGGAAGCAGTGCAGGTAGTTTAAAACTTTATGAAACTACTGCGAGTGGAGTCCACAGTCTTACTGTAAAAGCGCCCGACGCTGTAACTGCGGATAAAACATTAACACTTCCAGATGGTCCACCAACTACAAGTGGTTATGCTTTAGTTTCTACAGATGCTGGAGTTATGTCATGGGCTGCATTCTCAGGGGGTAATAGTTACATTACGGGTTTAGCTTATGCTCCTAGTACACAAAAACTTACAGCCACGTTAAGTGATTCTTCCACTGTCGTACAGTCACCATCTTTAAATGATTTTGGTCAAACAATTAGATTATCTGATGATGATAATGTAGGGGAAGCAAGATTTTATGAAAAGGGTACTAGTGGAAGTGATTATGCTGCTATTAGGGGTCCTACAGCAGCAATGGCTTCTTCATATTTTTTAGCACTCCCGTCAGCGCTAGGTAGTACTGGCCAAGTATTAGCTCATGGTGGTAGTGGAGAATTAATATGGACTAATAATGACGATGCTAATTATTACGCTACAGGAGGTTCTTTAGCAAGTGGAGATATTACTATAGCAGGTACTACTGGATTTCCATCATTTGATATAGATATAAGCGCTGTAGCTACAGGCTCTATTGGGTCTTCTACTCAATATTACAATACTTTCTATAATACAACTACTGGTGTGGTTGGTAGTGCTTATCTACAAACAGATGGCTCTAATAATATAATACTTAGTGGAGCTAGCAATATAGCTAAGACAGCAGCTGATTTCCAGAATACTCTAGGGGTTAGTGGAGCTTTAACGGTTAGTGGAGCTACTACTATTAAAGATACTCTTAAGGTAACAGGAAATACAGAAATAGAAGGAACTTCATTATTATCAGGTAATACAACCATAACTGGTTCAGTATCTACCACAACTAGTGCCACTATTGGTACCACATTAATGGCTACAGGTGCTGCTACATTTAAGAGCACGGCGGATATAACTTCTACATTAGTAGCTACAGGTGCTACTACACTAAAGAACACTCTTGATGTAGGAAGTACTACACAGATTACAGGAACCACTCGCGTTATAAATAGTGCGCGTAATCAAGTTATCATAGACCCTACTGTTGGAGCCGCTACTACTACTTTCAATGACTCAGGTACTACAGCTTCTGCTGCGGGTTATTATCCTCGTTTACATCTTAAACAGGATGCTACAGATGCATCAGAGTTTGCAGATTATCCTTCAATTTATTTTACTAAGTACGGGCCTACATCTAATCTTAATGTTGACCAAGTGGCTGGATGGAGACAAGCTATGTCAGGGACAGCAGGAACAGCTGTTGGGGACCCTCAATATATGGTATGGGATTATAATGATGATACTTCAGGCATAGGAAATCCCCCAAGCAATACGTGGGGAAATAAATTAAAATTAAAAAGTGATGGTACCCTAACAACCACAACTTTTGCTGGAGAATTATCAGGAACTATTAATTCAGATACTACAGCAACAACACAATCCGCGAGTGATAACTCTACTAAGGTAGCAACAACAGCTTACGCTGATGCAGCCGCAGGTGGTGGAGGAACGCCCGGTGGTTCTACAACCCAAATGCAATACAACAATGCTGGTTCTTTCGGTGGAACAGATAATCTATATTGGATAGATGGTTCTGATAGATTATTTTTATCTGGTACAGCTGCTTCTCTGAGAGTGGGTACTGAAGGAACGAGTGCAGGTATTAATTTCGGTAACAATTCTGATAGAATTTTCACAGACAGTTACACAATGTACATTCAGAATAATAATAGTATGATATTTAATATTGATTCAAATAATAATCATACAGGTCAAAAATACGAGTGGAGGCATAATGCAGAGGGTGCTGGAGGTACAGCACTAATGACTTTGGGAGATGATGGTAACTTAGGTATAGGTACAACAGGCCCGGGTCATAGATTAGATGTTAGAGGGGATGCTAATGTTTCGGGTAATACATATATTAGTCAAGGAGTGGGATTAGGTACACAATCAATCGATACAAGACAAAGTGAAGGTTTAGTAATATCAGGAACAAACATAACAGATACTTGGAGTGACACTGACACAAAAAGAAAACCAACTTCTTTATTTATACCATCTTTAACTTCTGGGGCTTACGTATTAGCAGGGGTCGGCGGTAAAAACGTTGGAATGGCCAGTAGTCGTGCAGAACCACCTTATATGATTATAGGAGCATCTGAACAAACTACTTTACATAATAACGCAATGAATAGCGGTAGAGCTGTATCTTTAGTATTAGCTGGCACAGCAGGTTATAATTCTGGAGGAGCAGATTATGGTAACTTTGGTTCTTTAATTTTCCACGGTAATAGTAATTGGTCTGGTAACGCACGAAGATGGCTCATAAGTAATGCGTGGCGTAATTCTGGAGCTGGTGATATGGGACTTGGTTTTGCTTCAGAAACAACTTCAAGCCTTGACCCCACAATTTCGGGCACTACACCTAACATTGTAATGTCTACTGATAGTAATTACGGTGTAGCTGGTAAACAGGGATTGATTGTAGGTAATACAACACATATAGGTGGTGGTTTAATTACATCTGTATCTACTACCAATCCACAATTAACACTTGCTTATGATGGTTCTAATTATACTACATTTCAGGTAGCAACTGGTGGAGACACAGTTCTACAAGCAAAAACAGGATATTTATCTCTCAAAACAGACACCGCTGGAGAATACGTAAGAGTTGATACTAAAGGAGACTTTAGAGTTGATTTAGGAAACGACAGTGGTTACGCAATGCGTGTCAGAAGTTCTAGTGGCAACCCTATAATGTATGCTAAAGGTAGTCAACTTGTGGGGATTGGTACTGAAGCACCTTCTCAACCATTAGACGTTGTTACTGGCGACGGAGTTGTGATTAGACGTGAAAACACTGATAGTGCAATTTAT